AGGAAAAGCCGACAAAGGCAAAAAATTTAAAGAGGGTGGTTCTATGAAACATTCAGACGTTAAGATGGATAAGAAGGTTGTTAAGAAAGCCGTTGGCATGCACGAGAAACAGTTGCATAGTGGTAAGAAATCTAACTTGACTAAGCTTGCTAAAGGTGGTGGCATCGAGATGAAGGGTAAAACCAAAGGTAAGATGGTTACTATGAAAAAAGGCGGGAGTTGCTAATATGAAAAAGATGAAAAAATTTCAAAAAGGCGGTGACGTTGATAACAGCATAGCGTCTGTACTTAAAAAATATAGTCCCAACGCGTATGAAACCGTTGAGGAAGATGAAGCGGCACAGAAAGCTAGCGGCGACTCTATGATTAAAAATGCTAAAGAGGGTAAGTATAAAGACGCAGCTATAGACGCAGTAAAAGGTCTAGGCACGACTGCTAAAATGTACGTATCATCTTTACCAAAAGCTGCAATGCACGCTGCTAAAAACCGTTTAGTAGATGGCCCGGTAAAAGATAAAGAAGACAAAGAGCCAGTTAAAAAAGCTAAAGGTGGCATGGTTTCGTCAGCCTCTAAGCGCGCTGATGGTTGTGCTATCAAAGGTAAAACTCGCGGAAGAATGGTGTAATCATGGCTGATTCTAAAAACCCACCTGTACTACCAGAAGGCTACGACCCAGAATTAAATAAAGCTAACAGAGGTATGGCTGCGTACGAGTTAGAAAACATGAACGCCCAACAGCAACGGGATATGCAAGACCAGAAAGCTAAAGATAAAGCTAAAGCGCTTATGGATTTTGCTAGTGGCATGTTTAGTAAAAGTGGTAAAGAACCGGTTAAAAAAGCTAAGGGTGGTTCAGTTCGTTCTTCAGCTTCTAAACGTGCTGACGGATGCGCCCAACGCGGTAAAACTCGTGGAAGGATGGTTTGATATGGCGTTTAAAGACATAGCAAAATCTGGGGTACTAGGTTTAGGCCCAGCACTAGTCGCGGATAATCCAAAGCTTCTTCAAGGTATGGGTTTAGTGGGCAACCTTGCCTATAATAAGATAGAAGATCGTGAAGACAAAAAACGCCGTGACGCCGAAGCTGCCGCCATGGGAGCGCCTGTACAACCTGGTATGAAAAAAGGTGGTTCAGTTAAATCGGCTTCTGCACGTGCTGACGGATGTGCTATTAAAGGTAAAACCAAAGGACGCATGGTATGAGACCTTCTCGTGGTATGGGTGACATTAACCCTTCTAAAATGCCTGGCGGTAAGAAGAAAGCCAGACGTGATAACACCGACTTTACGCAATATGCTGAAGGCGGTAAGGTTGGTTTGTATGCCAATATCGCCGCAAAGAAAAAACGCATAGCTGAGGGATCTGGTGAGAAAATGCGCAAGGTAGGAGCCAAAGGCGCCCCAACTAAAGCAGATTTTATTAAGTCAGCAAGGACAGCTAAGAAATGACAACATCAAGTACAACAGCTTTTAATTTAGACCTCAACGATTTGATCGAAGAGGCATTTGAGCGTTGTGGCCTTGAGTTGCGTACGGGCTATGACTTTAAAACAGCTAGACGTTCATTGAACTTAATGACTGTAGAGTGGGCAAACCGCGGTATCAATCTATGGACGGTTGAGCAGGGGCAGATTGTTATGAATACTGGGCAGGCTACGTATGCTTTGCCTAACGATACAATTGACCTTTTGGACCAAACCATTCGTCAGAACAACGGTACAACCAATCAGATTGACATTAATATCAGTCGTATATCTGAGCCTACCTACATGACCATTCCTAATAAGTTGACCCAAGGGCGCCCTATTCAGGTGTGGATTAACCGCCAATCTGGACAAACAAATACCATAGCATCGACGACTTTAAACGGGGCTATTAGTGCTACCGATGTGACTATTACTTTGACTTCAACGGTTGGTTTAGCTACATCAGGTTTTATCAAAGTTGATAACGAAACGATTGTTTACTCAAACATCAGTGGTAATCAGCTTTTAAACTGTTCTCGTGGACAGGCAAATACCGTAGCGGCTTCTCATTTAACCGCGGCGTCTGTATTCGCTCAAAACCTGCCTTCAGTCAACGTTTGGCCTACCCCTAATGCTGGTGGGGGTTATGTGCTTGTGTACTACCGCCTACGCCGTATGCAAGACGCTGGTACCGGTGTTACAGACCAGGACATCCCGTTTAGATTTATACCGTGTATGGTGGCTGGCTTGGCTTACTACATAGCCATTAAGAAGCCTGAAGTGTCTCCAGACCGTATCGTTATGTTAAAGACCGATTATGAACAACAGTTCCAGTTAGCGTCAGAAGAAGACCGTGAAAAAGCACCGATAAGATTCGTTCCAAGGACAATTTTCTATGCGTAAGGTAAATCATGCCTAATCGCTTTTCTTCTGGTAAGTATGCAATTGCTCAGTGTGACCGCTGTAATTTTAGGTATAAACTAAAACAGCTTAAACGGCTTATTATTAAAACCAAGAACATTAACATCTTGGTTTGCCCAGAGTGCTGGGAACCAGATCAGCCACAGTTGCAATTAGGTATGTATCCTGTGAATGACCCGCAGGCAGTTAGAAATCCTAGACCTGATACCAGTTATCAAGTATCTGGATTAGATGCAGAAGGTGACCCATCGGGGGGTAGTAGGATTTTTCAGTGGGGTTGGGCGCCTGTAGGCGGGGCGAGTTATTTTGATACAGCTTTAACACCAAATAGCTTGATTGCGGTGGGACAAGTTGGTACAGTTACAGTTAATATTACTTAGGAGTAAATCATGGCTTATAAATCAGGCGCAGACGGTATCACTAAACAGGGCAAAACTAAGGGTAAAAACCTTGGTGATTCAGGTCCTACAGTAGCAGCTTTGCACGGAAAAGGCACAAAGACTTCAGGTGGCGGCAAACGCAACATTGATATGAAGACTATGGGTCGTGGCTTGGCTAAAGTTGCTGCACAAAAACGAGGCTAATCATGGCTAAGTTCTCTAAAAAAGTAATGGGTAAAGAGGTTGGCGATGCTGCGGTTTATGCTGAACCACATACTATGGACGGTAAAAAGATGAAGAACCTAAAAGACGTGGTTACTAAACCAGGTAACGGTGTTGATCAAGTTAATATGTCTGTTGGTGGATATACGAAAAAAACCAATGACGTAGTTAATAAACACGGCGAAATGAAGATTCGCGGTACTGGTGCAGCTACTAAAGGCACTAAAGCTCGTGGACCAATGGCCTAATGAACTACACAGAGTTATCCGCTAGAATCCAAGCGTATTGCGAGAACGAGTTCCCAGCTTCGGCTGGTAATTTGACGTCTGCCCAGCAGATAGCTACGTTTGTTCAGCAAGCTGAAGAGCGTGTTTTTAATACCGTTCAGTTTCCATCATTGCGTAAAAACGTGACTGGAACAGTGACCGTAAATAATAAATACCTATCTTGCCCAAATGATTTCTTAGCTGTTTACTCTATGGCGGTCATTCAAGCGGATGGTAGTTACGAATACCTTTTAAATAAGGACGTTAACTTTATTCGTGCAGCCTACCCAACACCAACAGATTCTGGTTTGCCTAAGTACTATGCTTTGTTTGGACCACAATACACGCTTCAAACCGAGTTGTCGTTCATTCTTGGTCCAACGCCAAATGCAAATTACAACGTAGAACTACACTATTTCTTCTACCCAGAGTCAATTACTACCGCTGGCACAAGCTGGTTGGGTGACAACTACGATCCTGTGTTGCTGTACGGTGCCTTGCGTGAAGCCTACATCTACATGCGTGGCGAGGCTGATATGATTGCTAATATTGAAGCTAAGTACCAAGAAGCCTTGGGTCAAGCTAAACGTCTTGGTGATGGCATGGAGCGTGGTGACGCGTACCGTGAAGGCCAGACTAAACTTAAGTACAACGCTTTATGATCGCTCAAACACAATGTACCGTCTTCAAAGTAAACCTGTTAAAGGGTTTGGAGAACTTCAATACGGGTTCGCCTTATACCTACAAGATTGCGTTATACACGGCAGATGCTAATTTAGATGAAGACACTACTGTTTACACGACTCAAAACGAAGTAACAGGTACTGGCTACACAGCGGGTGGTTTGGCTTTGGTTCCAACAGTTCCAACAAGCAGTAACGCCACCGCTTATATCAACTTTGCTAATGTTTCATGGGCATCTTCAAGCTTTACTGCCAGGGGTGCTTTAATCTACAATAGCAATACAAGCGCAGCTGTTGCGGTATTAAACTTTGGGTCTGACAAAACTGTTAGTAATCAGACGTTTACAGTAACCTTCCCTGCGGCTACTAGCACTACAGCCGTTATTAGAATTTCATAGGAGTAATTATGTTTAAAGAAAAACAAGGTTTCGGTGATAGCGCAGTCGCTACATTGCAGACTAATGGTGCGGCTGACGAGTCAGTTGGTATAGCTGGTTATTACCATGTTGAGTGCCGTGATGCAGAAGGCAACGTAAAGTGGACTGAAGAGTTCCCTAACTTGGTTAACGCTATTGGTAAAGAATTGATGTTGGATACCTTGTTAAAAGGTTCTAGCTACTCAGTAACAGGCCCATTTCTAGGCTTGATTTCTGGTTCTGGCTCAACATTTGCTGCTTCAGACACAATGACTTCTCATGCTGGTTGGACTGAGTTTGCCAACTTCACAGTAAGTGGTTCAGCGGTTCGTGGTACAGCGGTGTTTGCTTCTGCTACTTCAGCTGGTGCAACTCCTTCTAACGTAACTACTTCAGCTGCTACAGCGATCACTTACACTATTACAGGTGCTGGCGGTACAGTGGGCGGTTGCTTCCTAGTGTTGGGTTCTGGTGCTTCTAGCACGATCAGCAATACTGGTGGTACTTTGTACTCTGCTGGCAACTTTACAACAGCTAAGGTAACAACCGCTGGTGATACAGTTTCGGTAACTTATTCGACCACCGCAACAAGTTGATGATTTATAAGGGTTTTTAGTGTTTTGTACCTACTCACACTCAACCCCGCAAGGCCGCCTTTTCTACATCGGAAAAGGTAGCTCCGCGCGCCGTGCTTACTACATGCAAGGTAGAAATAACTATTGGAACAAAATTGTAGCTAAGTACGGCAAACCAACTGTTCAGGTTTTGGCAGAATGGAAAACAGAAGCTGAGGCTTTTGACCATGAAAAGTTTTTAATTGCATGTTTTCGTGACATGGGATACGAACTCGCTAACCTAACAGATGGCGGCGATGGCACATCTGGGTACAAGCAAACACCAGAACATATAGAAAAAACCAGAAAAGCAAAATTAGGTAAACCAGCTTACTGGAACATCGGACGCAAACACTCAGAAGAATCTAAATTAAAGATGCGCGTCAAGCTAAAGGGGCGTGTTAATTCTGAGAAACAAAAATCTATTGCCAGTGCATTGTTTAAGGGTAACACTTATCGTGTTGGCAACACTCAAAACCGCAAGTGGGTCTGGATCGGCACGCACATTGAAACTGGCGAAGTGATCCGTTTGGTTGGCGAACAAGCCATGAAAGATGCTGGCGTTCAACACGCTAATGCCATAAAATGTCTCAACGGTGAGCGTAAAAGCCATAAAGGCTACACCTGGCGCAGAGAACTTTGGGAAGGTAAAGAATGTCATTAGTATTACTTGATCGTGTTCAGGAATCTGCAACCGCTAATACCACAGTTAGCTTTACCCTAGCTGGCGCTGTCACAGGGTTTCAAGACTTTTCCGCTATTGGTAACGGAAATACTACCTTTTATGCTGCCACAGATACAACTGGCAACTGGGAGGTGGGCGTTGGCACGTACTCAACTTCTGGCCCAACTTTAACCCGCACCACAATTCTTTCTTCTAGCAATGCTGGTAGTGCTGAAACGTTCTCAGGCACGGTATCTGTATTTGTTACTTATCCATCTGAACAGTCAGTTAACCTTGATGCAAGTAATAATGTTAGTGCTTTAGGGAACGTCACATCAGGTACATGGCAAGGCACAACAATTGGCGTAGCTTACGGCGGTACGGGTGTTGTTTCATCGTCTGGTGCTAACTCAGTAATGCTTCGAGATGCCAATCAAAACGTAGCAGTAAACCGACTCAACCAATCCAATACCTCTATTGCGGCTGCTGGTGGAACCACAGCATTAACAGCAGCTTCCAGTTATTCTCAAACACTGACTGGTACTGGTAATCAGACTTATACGATGCCTGATGCAACTACCCTGACTACAGGCGTAGCGTTTGTGTTTAACAACAATGCAACAGGCACATTAACGCTTCAAGATTATGCTACTGGTGCTGTTGGAACAATTACTTCTGGCGGTGCTGTTGAACTTGTTTTATTGTCTAACGGAACTACCGCAGGAACATGGGACGTACACGGGTATCTTCCAGAAGCGGTAACGTGGGGTACAAACGCTCTTAATTTAGGTTCTACTGTTATCACTAATGGTACATGGCAAGGTGGTACGATTGGTACAGCATACGGAGGTACAGGCTTAACAAGCTTTAGTGCAGCCAACTACGCTTTATATTCAACGTCATCATCTGCTTTAACAGCAGGTACTTTGCCTGCCGCAGCGGGTGGTACGGGATTGACTTCGCCTGGTACTTTAGGTAACGTACTAACATCAAACGGTTCTGCTTGGACATCCGCACCAATAGTTACAATTTCAGCGGACGATGCTTACTTTTTATCATTTATGATGGGCTAACATGGCAACTTATACAAACACCTCTTATGTAGCCAAAGACGTTGGCACAGCTGCATCCTCACTAACCACGGTATCAGGCGGTACAACTGCTGCGGTAGCCAGCTTGGTGGTATGTAATACAACGGCTTCACCGATTACAGCCTCTGTGTTTATTACCAGATCAGCGGTGGATTACTTTATTGTTAAGAACGCTACTGTACCTGTGGGTGGCTCATTGGAGTGTATCCAAGGCAACCGTGTGGTTGTAATCGCTGGTGATGCTCTTAAAGTAAGCGCAAGCGCCAACAGTTCAGCAGATTGCGTGGCTTCAGTCCTTTTGGCGAGCTAACATGGGCTACCTAGGTAATACCCCAGAAAACCAAGCGTTTACGCCAAGGGTTGATTTTTTCAGCGGTAATGCTAGTGCGACTGCATTTACTTTAAGCTTTCCTGTTGCCTCAGTAGCTCAGGTTCAAGCGGTTATTGAGAACGTACCTCAGAACCCAGGCGATGCGTACACGGTATCTGGCAGCACAATCACATTTACCAGCGCACCACCAAGCGGTACATACAATATTTATGTGTACTACACCAGCCCTATTACTCAGGTGATTCAGCCAGGTCAGGGTACTGTTGGTACAGCTCAGATTGTTGATGGTGCAGTTACGCAAGCTAAATTAGCCGCTGGTGCTGGTAGCCAATGGACTACGACTGGTTCTGATATTTACTACAACACAGGTAATGTAGGTATTGGTACTAGTTCAAGTCTTGGTGGTTTATCTGAGAGATTGGGTGTAGCTGGTGCAAAATACAGCACATCTTACCCTTTTATTATTAACTCAGTTGATACTACTGCGTACAATGCTGGTACTAACGGTGGCGGTATTGGTTTTACATACAAATACAATGCTGCTGGTGAGTATGCAAGTGGTCCATCAATCCAAGGTTTTAAAGAAAACACAACAGATGGTAACTACGCTTCTGGTTTAAGGTTTTTAACTAGACCACAAGGTGCTGATGCGTCAGAACAAGCTCGTATTACCTCTACTGGTTTATTCCAATTTAACTCAGGCTATGGCTCAGTCGCTACGGCTTACGGATGTCGTGCATGGGTAAACTTTAACGGTTCTGGTGGTGGTATTCGTAGCTCAGGAAACGTAACATCTATTTCTGTAAACGGTACTGGGCGATACACAGTTAACATGACAACGGCTTTACCTGACGCCAACTATTCTAGAGTCGTAGCAGCTTCTGGTTTATCTGGTGACGGCAACGGCGTTTGTGCAAATACGGACGTAGTTTCAGGTAACTCTGTAACAGCATCAACAACTGCTTTTGGCATCTTATTAACAATTTCAGGCCAGTCAGGTTATAGAGACTCGCCGTTTGTGTCAGCAGCCGTATTTAGATAAGGAAAATATGGAACAGTTTATTATTCACCCCCAAGAAAACGGCTCCATTTCTTTAATCATGCCCGCAGCTGATTGTGGTTTAACGATTGAAGAGATAGCTCGTAAAGATGTGCCAGCTGGCGTACCATATAAAATTGTTAATCGTACCGACTTACCAGAAGATTTTGAATTTTTTGATGCGTGGGAAGCTGACATCACTGAACCAGATGGTGTTGGTATTGGCGCAGACGCATGGTTTGCAGAACAAGAAGCTAAAAAATTAGAGGCTGAAAATGATAACAATCAACCTGAATAAAGCTAAAGAGATCACCAAAGACCGCTTGCGTTCAGAGCGCGCCCCGTTATTGCAGGCATTGGATGTTCAGTTTCAACGCGCCTTGGAAACAGCTGGCGACACGACTGCTATTGTTGCTGAAAAACAACGCTTGCGTGACATTACACAGTTAGCCGACCAAGCATCAACATTGGACGAACTTAAGGAATTAAAGGCTTAATAATGGCTATTAGTCAAATCACATCTAACAGTATTGCAGCAGGTGCTGTATCAGCTTCGGATTTGGCTGATGGTTCTATTAGTACAGCAAAGATTGCTGACAGCGCCGTAACTACAGCAAAGATTGCAAACACAAACATAACAGCCGCTAAGTTAGCAACAACAGGTTCCGCAAGTTCTTCTACGTATTTGCGTGGCGATATGGCTTGGGCTTCTTTGCCAGCCAGCGGTAAAGTGTTGCAAGTTTCTCAGACCGTTATTTCGTCAGCTATGACTCAGACAGGCGGTAACTGGAGTACTTGGGTAGACCTTAGTGGCTACAGTATTTCTATTACACCAAGCAGTTCTTCAAGCAAGGTTCTTTACCAAATCAGTTTTGGCGCTATGTCACAGTCAACCAACGCAATTGTGTTCAGACTTGTTAGAAACGGTACAGTTATTGGCGTAGGTGACGCATCTGGTAGCAGACCACAAGCTACATTTAGAACTATGCGTGAAGGCGATTCTAACCACACAAAGACAGCCCCACACTTTACGTACCTTGATTCGCCTGGAACCACATCATCAGTTGAATATAAGTTACAGTGGACTGGTGAAGGTTCGCCGACTATTTACGTAAACAGGTCACAGACTGACACAGACGGCCAATCTTACGGCGCTAGAACTATTTCAACAATGACTGTTTGGGAGATTGCAGGATGATAACGGATGCACTTTTATCTTTAGTCCCAGGCGCACAATGGTCAATAATTGATGAAGACTATGACTCGCTTGTCTGGAGCGAAGGCAACACACAAACAAAACCTACGTTAGAAGAAGTGCAGGCTGAAGTTGCAAGATTAAAAGCTATCGCTGACGCTAAGAAATACCAGCAGCAACGCAAATCAGAGTACCCATCTATCCAAGAGCAACTAGACACGCTTTATCACGGCGGATATGATGCTTGGAAGGCACAAGTTAAAGCAATAAAAGATAAGTACCCAAAAGGATAAACCGTGCCATATATCGGAAACGAACCAACCTCGGTCGCATTTTTAACAGACACATTTAGCGGTAACGCATCAGCCACGGCTTTTACTTTATCAGCTGCTCCTGCTACGACTTCATCTATCCTGGTAGCAGTTTCAGGTGTTGTACAGGACCCTAGCACTTACAGTGTCTCAGGTACAACTATCACATTCTCTGGTGCACCTCCAAGTGGTACATCTAATATATCTGTACGTTTCCTTGGTATACCTGCTAGTGGTGTCACTACTACTGCTTACAGAACCTTAACCACATTTACTGCTACAGCTGGACAGACTACATTCTCAGTGCCTTCATATACAGTGGGATACATTGATGTGTATAGGAATGGTGTGAAGTTGGGTACAGCTGATTTCACTGCGACTTCAGGTACAAGTGTTGTACTTGCAAGTGGAGCTACTGTAGGTGATCTAGTTGAAACTGTATCATTTTATGTGTCTTCAGTTTTAAATGCTATACCTGCCGTTGCTAATGCTGTGACTGATACATATATCAATAGTGGTGCTGTT